TAACCAATGTTTCTGCAACCGCGATGGATGTTGAAGCGGTTACGGTAGTAACCCTTCGCAATCCGTTATTTGCTGAATTTGTGAACCCCGAACCCAGAACCAACCCACCAACCAAGAAACCGGTGGTGCTTGCAATCTCATATGTGTCGTCACCTGCCTGCACAGTTACAGAAGGAATATCGGTTCTTTCGGCTTTGGTCCGGTAATTGGCATAAAACACGCCTTTTAACAATTCTTGGAAGTTCGTTTGGGTGAAATCCGAACCGAAACTTGCGGATGCTTCCAGATCAACCACAACACCCTTTTTACGCTGGCGCCCGTCAGTAATCGGGTTACGAACCAAAGTCGTGATTTTAGAACCGATATCACCGTAATCATTGGGTTCCGCTTGTACCCATGTGGGCGTGACTGGCAACACATTGATGCTTTCTTCTTCAGCTATCCGAAGCCCCGTGATATTGCTATCGATCTTATTTACATTTGTTGCCATTTTTTAGCACCTCCACTTGATTAAATAACTTCGTCGTACTCAAACTGAACAAACACGCATATCAAGAACCAATCACCGTGATTTCCCATTTCTTTGATCTGTATCGATCGAAACACAACCCCGTCTATGGTTTTGCCCAGGAAAGCAAGCTCGACACTTCTGGCCAATGTGTAGGCTTGTTCAGTCCCGGACCCGATGCGCACATAGATTTCACAATTGAACCGCCCTTTTCTTCCCCAAAGTCTTTTCCCATCGTCGCCCGCAAGACTTAATTGTTTCCCGACTTCATGAACAATATTTACGAATGCCCAAGGATTCGTTTGTTTGATTGGTTCAACCTCAGGGGCCTTTCCGGGCCATACAATCGGGTAATTTGCATTTACAGACCAGGCAGTATTAAAAGCTCCGAATATCGCGTCAGCAGCTTGCTGTTGCGTGGTCATCAGCTCTCAACTCCGATGTAATAAAGCAGCGTTGTGTCTGCCGGTTTGAGCTTTTCAATAAAACTGATTTTCGATTCCTGATCGCCATCAATTACGACATGGTATTGATCGAAATCACCCGGCGTATCCTCGCCTGGCTCGGCAATGAAAACGCTCTTGGTATTTTTGTAGAGTTCGATTGTTTCGCTGCGAATGCCTAGACTACTGGCCGAAGAAAGCGGAACATTCACAGCTGAAATGGTTGTGCTGGTTGTATTCTCAGGATCGCGCGGATTGGTGGCACTTCGCCACGGCTTGCCCTCGATCGCACTATCAGGATCAAGAGTTGATAGCGTGATTTGTCGGCCTTTAGCTCGTATTCTTGACTTGACCTTGGCTAATTTAGCGGCGTAGTCCATCACACATAGCAAGTGGCTGAGCCACTGCTGCTTTTAATAAAGATAGACATTAACGAATCTGCTTTTGGGTATGGTCTGGTTAGCAGAATATATCCTGCTTGGTATTTTTTGGTTTCTGTTAAGGGTCCGACGCCTTCTGATTCTTCAATCACAATCCTGCCGCTATCGTCGGCAACAGGATTCGGCATCAAGACTTGGGTTAATGAAATAAGAGCATACTCACAAATAGCCGCTTTCCAATCTTTTGGAACGCCAGTAATAGCACGTCCTTCTTCGTCACAAATATTTACTCTCGGGAACGAAAGCGCCTGGGTATCTGGGAATTGCAATTTTCCTTTCAACTTCCCTCGCCATTTGATCTCAGCGTATTCAGTACCAGATATTAGCGCCACTTCCTTGGCCGGAACGCTGCCAGTCCAAGCTGTAATCCCGCGCGCAGAAAAATAGGCATCGGCATTGGCAACGCTCACGCCTGATTGAGCATCTGCAACACCGGTGCCATCTTCTACGATTAGTGACATTGCAGTTTATTTAACAGCTGCTGTTTGACGAACGGAACGAGGATCAGGTTTCCGTCCTGAGCCGCCCTTTTGATCTATCGGTGCGCGAATTTCAAGTGCCTTGATCAATCCATCAGGATCAAGACCACGTTCCAGCATTGCATTTTTCCTTTCCGCTTTTTCTTCGCGTTTGCGTTGCTGATGCGTAAGGTAGAATTGAATTTCTGACATTGGATTTTTATCTACCAGTGAGCCTTCTTCGATGATAAGATCATCGAGCTCTTTAGTTCTTTCGGAAACGATTGCGTTGATGCGCTCTCTGGCTTCCAGCGATTCGTCAAGAGCGACCTGAGCACGAGCTTTACGTGCAGCAAGAGACATATCCAATTGCTTTGCTGCTTCAGCTTCTGATTTGGCTTCCGCAACTTCTTCCTCCGCCAATCGACTGGCTTCAGCTTCCGCAGCAGCTTTCGCCGCGGCTTCCGTTTCAATGGCCGAGGATTGATCGGCATTCGGCAAGCTTTTATTATCCTCTTGGTTTCCTTCGACTGTTTCTTGATTAGTAGTGGTTTTAGCCATGATTAGTCGTCTCCCAGGATCGTATAAAGAACTTCAATATGCCCATTAAGCAGCAAGTCGACCTCTCCGGAAATCGCCGCATCATCAATCAGGACGTTGACATAGAACTGAAGGTCATTGTCTGTATTGTCATGTATCACGCCGTTATTAGCCGTAGCAGACACCAATCTAACTTTGGGTGAAACTTTATCAAAAGCCACTCCAAGCGAAGTGCTTGCAACAAGATTTATTTCTGATCCTGTTAATGATCCATCGGCAGTTGACCCGGTGCCGATTGATATATCGCCGTCGAATGTCGCAGTTAAATCTGCATCGGCACTGGATAATTGAACGTAACCCGCCGCGCCATGAATCAGAACATTACCCTCCGGGAATTTCAGAAGCGCGGCGCTACCGTATCCAGGCGCACCATCAGTTACCGTGATTGCCAAATCGTTGAAGGTAAATGTCTGACGAACTAATGATTGCCTTTTTGCCCCGGCCAAAGGGCGACGCTCACTGCGCCTTACGCCTTTAGTCATGGTATTAAGCCTCGCGTGTGATTAATCGAGCGATGTGGATTTGTTTGCGTTCCGGCCAAACTCTCGACCATGAGCCGGCATTAGCCAGATTGTTGCTATCAGCAGCGTTGCTTGGTCCACCGGATGGCGCAGTGCCAACATATGCGCAGCCAACCGGGTGAATAATCCACTCCCAGCGATGATGCAGAGTTTCCTGACCGCTACCGTTTCCGGCTGCTTCAACCCGTTCGGAAGCAAGTGGAACCTTTGGCAACCCCTGTCCGAATCGGAAGCTACCGCGACCAAAAAGCCATGATTCAAATACTCCTGTGCTGGCTGGCATGGAATCGTCAACAATGACGATCATTCCGTTAAAAACAGGGATGTTATAAACACCCTGTGAGTCCGGAATCAGATCGATGAGATTGTTCTTTTGCATGCGCCCATAAATAATGGAATGCACGCAGATGAGACCCAGCTCATCCATACTGTCTCCCATCGTCAATTTGGCATCGATAACCGCTTCTGCTGAAAAGTTGGTTACCCCGTCGCTGAACGACACGCCTTTGATATCTACGGTCATGTCATTTATTGTATGGGTATCGGTTCCTGTTGCTGCAGCTGCGTTATCAGCGAACAGCCCCTTTACTGTTGCTATAAAAGAACTTTGCAAGCGGCGATTTTTATAATCCGCTACCCGTGAAATTACAGCGCTCATTGGATCGGCGCCAGCCAAATCCGCAGCCAAGTCCATTCCAGACCATGATCTGTTACGCGACATGCGAACTTGAATTTCTTTCGATGTGGTTACTTTCGATGGCGTCGCTAACGTCGCTTCATTATCGGTAGATACGTTGTCATCATCATCGGGTAGATCACGGAATGATGGCTCGTTGAAAGTGTTGCCACCTCCGGCCAACACAGAATCCAATTGAGCATCAGGAACAAGAATTCCTGAACGGATTAGATTTGATTTAACAGTGGTTTCTTGTTGCAGATAAGGCAGAAAGATTTCTGGCTTGACGATATCGCCTACTTTTGTGATGGCCATTTCTGACGCTCCATAGCTTTAAGTTTTTGACTCGAAGCAAACTCGCCATGGAGCAGCTTCACGGAATGTTTTGTGCATCCCATGATGCGTACAGCCTTCAATTCATTAAGTTATCTCATCACGATCAAACTCAACCAATCGATTCGCTGCAAATGTTAATACTGTTTTTTTTAAATATCAAGTTTTACTTATGTATTATTGTATATATATCAGTAAATACTTATAAATAAAGTTGCTGTATCTATTGACTTATTTTAATATAAGTGTATGATTATGAATGATAAGTTTTGTTATTTAACAACCGGCCTGACGGATTCAGGAATTCTAATGGAGAATGAAATATGAAAGCATCAACAGCCAATGCGCTATCTGAACTAAAAACTACCGGTCAAGACTTTGAGTGGTACCCAACCACGAATCAGATCATCGGCGCATTTCACCGGCACGCGAATGTTTTGCAACCTTCAAGCCTGCTAGATATAGGTGCAGGGAACGGGAAGGTATTAATCGGCTTCAAGGAATTATGCAGAGACAACAAAGACGCATATGCAACCGATTACTTCGCAATCGAAAAGGCACGGCCATTGCTGGATAGTTTACCGATTGATATCGGGATTCTAGGAACTGATTTTTGGGAGCAATCACTACTCGACAAGCAAGTTGAGTGTATTTTTAGCAACCCGCCCTACTCTGAATTTATTGATTGGAGCGCCAAAGTAATACGCGAGGCGAATGCCAACTATATTTACCTGGTGTTGCCTCAACGATGGAAAGATCAGAAGAAAATAATGGATGCCATCGAATCGCGCCGTGCAGGGTATGAGATTATAGGTTCATTCGATTTTCTGAATTCTGAGGATCGTTCTGCACGCGCAAAAGTCGATCTGGTTCACATCTGGCTGTGTCATGAAAGTCGCAAAAATTCATATCGTCACCATAAATCCATTGATAATCTGGTTGATCCTTTTGATTTATGGGTAAAAGAATTTTTCCATCTTGATGGAAAGCAGCAAGAGAATAAATCCGATTACGAAAAAGATTCACAGGCTTCAAATGTCCGCAAAGCTAAGATGCAAAATGCCTTGGTAATTGGAAATAGCATGATAGAAGTTCTGGATGAGCTGTATCGAGAAGAGTTGTCCTTCTTAATTGGTAATTATCAGCAAGTCTGCTCATTGGATGAAGCATTATTCAAAGAGCTTGATATCTCGGTAAAATCAATAATAAGTTCAATCAGAGCAAGAATTAAAGGACTGAAAAATGCATACTGGCATGAGATGTTTAAAAACTATGAGCCGCTCACCAGCCGGTTAACTGCAACGAGCCGAAGATCGTTTATTGACAGCATAAGTAGGAAAACAAATATCGATTTTACGTCATCCAATGCCTACGCAATTACGATCTGGTCTATCAAGAACGCAGATCAGTATCTTGACAGCCAAATGATAGACACATTCAACAAGATGGTTGATGCGGCGAATGTGATCAACTACAAATCAAATGAAAGAGTTTTCGAGAAAAATAGATTCAGATATTACTACGATGACGATAAGCATACTCACTTCAAACTTGACTATCGTATCGTGGTTGAACGGATGGGCGGACTGGTTAAGAGCGGATCATATAACAGTTACAGTGCTATTGGTGGCCTGAGTGAATCAGCGGCAAACTTCATAGACGATCTGATCGTAGTAGCAAGGAATCTTGGTTTTAGTTCAGACGATGAGGTCAAATTCCATAATTTCGAGAGCGGAAGCAAGGAAGAATTCTACTGCACGGATAAAAACGGAAATGAATGTCTGCTTATGACAGTTCGCGCTTACATGAACGGAAACTTGCACATCAAATTTAATCAGGGGTTCATGCTTGCTTTAAACGTGGAGATCGGACGGCTGCAAGGATGGATTCACAATGCACAGCAAGCGGCCAATGAGATGGGTGAAAAGGTAGAGAACGTATTCGATCATTTCAATACCGCATACACATTATCGAATGATAAAAGCATGATTTCTTTACTCACATCAAAAGCGGCATAGAATATCATTATTATCCCACAGGGGCGCGAGCCCCTTTTATTTCAAGGAAGAATGAAATGGAAGAAAATGAAGACCCGCCACCGCCGCAGGAAGAGAGAAAATCTTACCTCCATGTCGAGTGCAAACCGGCTGAGAAAGGCCTATATATTCAGGCCGCGCGCCGGAAGAATTTGAAGTTGAATGCATGGATTCTTGAAACGCTTAATTCCGAAGTTGATAAAAATAAATGAGATATTTTTCATTAAATACTTGTTAACTGTTAGTTAACAGTTTATAATTACTCAATGATTAAGACATTCAATCACAAAGGCTTAGAAGCTTTTTTCTTAACTGGAAGTAAAGCGGGGATTCAGCCAAAACATGCGACAAAGCTTCGCGTATTACTAACTGCTTTGGACAATGCAAAGAATCCGGCCGACATGAATGCACCTGGCTGGAGATTGCATCCGCTTACTGGTGATCTTACGAATTATTACTCAGTTTCAGTGGATGGGAATTGGCGCCTGATTTTTACATTTGATGGCGGGGATGTTTATTTGGTCGATTATCTGGATTATCACTAGGAGGATTTAAAGATGAGCAGAATGCACAACCCGGCTCATCCGGGAGAGGTATTAAAAGAATGGATTCCGGAGGAAATGACAGTCACCCAGGCAGCCAAGGAATTGCACATTTCGCGTGTGTCGCTATCGAAAGTGATCAACGGAAAAGTAGGAATAACCGCTCATATGGCTTTGCGGCTTTCCGCATGGTTGGGAACAACGCCCGATATGTGGATGGGAATGCAATCTCAGTGGGATTTGTGGCAAGCAAAGCAGTTGCCAGCACCTAAAATTAAGCCGATGGAAAGATTAACTGTATGAAATCTGCATCGGTATTGGGCAATAAATTGGTTTTGTCTTTGGAGTAATAATTAAATGCCTTTAGATATAAAATGGCTTGATGCATTTAAACTGCCTAAGCGGATTCAATTTGGAATTTCCCTAGCGGCATTAATCCTATTAATATGTGATTATTACGGGCTATTTCTACTTAATATTTTTGGTGAATTAGCTTATCCAATCGTATTTGTGATTTTTGTCGTCTCTGGAACAATCTCAATCGTATCATTAATAGCTTTAATTTATGAGTTCTGTGCTAGAAAACTTGAATCATATAATTATAAAAAAGAAACACTTAAAAGATTAGACCACATTTCCGCAGAAGAACTTGATGAACTTGCTAAATGCCTCATCAAAGGAACTCAATCATTTTATACCTACGTTCATAGTCCAGCAGTATCTAATCTTCAGCTAAAAGGGATGATTAGCACACCTGGCGGTCAGCATCACCGGGATTACTATCCCTTTACAATTAATGATTTTGTTTGGGAAGAAATGATTAGAAGAAAGGAAGAATTTCTTGCTAAGGATGCGGCATTTAAAGCTAATATTGCAAACAAACAGAAAGGGCGCTAAATGCGCCCTCATTACTTTCAGAATCACAATCTATAAGTTCGTATCGTGCCGCCTGTCCAAACATCCCGCTTGGCCGTTGCTATCACCGAATCATAAGCATCCATTCCGGCATCCATGAAAGCAAGAGCGAATCTGCGACCACTACCCATAGCATAATGATTATTGAATCTCAAACTGAGTTTCCAAATTACGCCATTTTCATCAATTGAGCTTCGATACATAACTTTTGATCCGGGATCATAAACGAAAGCTTCAACATCGATTCCTTCTCTGATCGCTTTCCAGCCCAGATATGATTCGATGAAATCTTCTCGGTCAGACGAGCATCCACAAATAAAAAATTGAAATCCATTGCGATCGAATCTCTTATCAACATCATCGTCTATAATCAAATCATCGCCCGATGTTTCTCTGGAGTCATAAGCAATGACTCCATCTTTGTAAGCAATTGTTGTCATGCCGCTTTATTAACCGGCTTCATTCCTCCAACCGTAGTACCAGCCGACCGCGCCATTTGATCGGCACGTTTCGGATCTTGAGTATGAATTTCCGCTTGTTTGGTCAAGTTCCACCCGGCAGCACTCCAAGGATTTTCGCCACCAAGACCACCGCCGCCACCTGAACCGGAAGAATTGCCAGATTGACTACCCGGCCACCAGTGCCGCTTTTTGGCTTGCATTTCGGTTAACCAAACATCCGCCCCGATACCAGGTGTAACGCCTACCTGATCACGGGTAACAATGCGGCCATCCTCGGTTATTTCCAGCATGCTATCAGCGTACATTAGCGCGTCGTCGTAGGCTTCGGGTAGCATTTTGGATTTTATTGCCTCAGCACGCACCGAGTCATGTATAGTGCGGCGTTTATCTTTTGCTGAGTAGTCATTCACTTGCGCTTCTGCAGCGACAAGTTTATCTTGAAGCTGTTTGTTTTCGCGCTCGATAGGTGCAAGTTTGGTACGTATCCTAGCTTCGACCATTTCATTCAGTTTGGTGTCATCGATCTTGCCGGTTGCAGATGCTTCCAATTCAGGAATGCGATCCAGGTCAGCGATGATATCGATCGGATCCCTGTCGCCAAGAATGGAATATTTTTCTTTGGTTGCTTTATGATCCAAGCGCTCTTTGGTTAACGCACTCGTGACCCTGTCGATATCGGCTTGGGTTTTCATGCCTTCCACCCCGGTTATAAGATACGATCCGTCCGATTGCTGGGTGTATAGCGAATGAAATGCTGATTCAATTCCATCGAGATTATCCACTTTGATTTTTAGTGCCATGTCGTCAGTCTCCTAGTTTAAATATTTACTTACATCCAATCCCGCACGCTCGAAAGCTGCCGCGTCCCGTTGCGCGATTTCTTTCAATGTGAGAGTTGTTCCGTCTGCATCAATGAATCTATCTAGCGTTAAATTCCCTTTGTTGAATAATTCAGCCCTGGTTTTCCCCAAGGTATCAAGCTGAAAGTCAGCCGACTGCGTCTTAAGCCAATCGCTGTAATTCAATTTGGCCGGTACCGGGCCCACCAATTCACGGATTCTTTTCCTTGCCCAGTCGTCATATTTTGTTTTTGTGCCGTATGGAAGATCATCACGGCTTTTGATTGATCCAAGATTGTTCTTCTCGGCGAATTCTTTTACCAGCAATCTATCGGTAACCGGCTTGGATGGACGTGTTCCGATATCCTGGCTTATATACATCACACGCGCTGACCGGCATCCGATGTGAATTGGAGGATATGGCCCCTCCCCTGGCTTGAATGTCTGGCCGTCCAATCCCTTGCATTGCATCGTGGTTCTGCCATCGAGCATGGCCACATATTCTTCGAGCTCAATAATATCGGCATTCATCAAACCGACTTCGCGCCGGGCATTACCGTTAATATGTTGAATAGCCGTGCGCACCATCATGTTCACTGAATTTCGGCTGTGCTGCGTAATACCGTCAGTGCCTTTTGCTTTAACCGTTCCAAATACTTGGCGCGCGACTTCTTTAGCATCCTTGCCCTGAACAATGCCCTGATTGATCATTTTATTTATCCGGGCGATGTCTTTTTCTTCGTAATCCTTGACCCAATCTTTCAGCAGCTTGCCCTCGAATGGCCTGGAAGTGACAATAGATTTCAACGTCTCCGGGCTCGGGACAACCGTATCGATAATTACCGGCGATATACTCGTAATTAAAAGCGTGTAGAACTTTGATTCTTGCTCTACGAATGACAGCGCTTCCTGGGTCAACAATGTTCCGGCTGAACTCCAAGCATCCGACCGGATTTCCTTAATAACTTCCTGCAGCCTGATCAATCGCTCCCAATCTGAACTTGTTGCCACTCGTGAAGAGTCCCCGTACTTGTTGAGTAATTTTCCGGCGATTTCGTCCTCAGTCTGATCAAGCAATTCGTTGATCTTGTTTCTGATGCCAGCCGCATAGCGCAGAACGTAGGTCTGATGTCTCAGCGCAGCGTCATACATTTGCTGATTAGAGGTTGTCATTGGTTCCCGTTCTCGCTGGAACATCATCTTCTTTGGCGATTGCGGCCAGCTCTTCATCGAAAGTTTTATCGGTCAATCCGCCCTCGCGCATCAGCTCATGAATGGTTTCGTTGGATATCGGCGCTCCCATTGTTTTAGCAGTTCGCATATCCACCACATCTCTCGCTGTAATAGTTGTGTCACCAAATTCAGTAAATGGCGTTACGATCACTTCATCCGGATTCAAACTCATCCACTCGGCCATCATTTTTAGTATGGTTTCCAGTGCTGCGCATGATGTTTTGGCAATCTGGGTAATGCTGGCCGTTTGAGAATCCTTGCGCGCTATCAATGCTTCGCCACTTTCAGATGATTTCTTATCCAGCAGCTTGAGCGCGATTGCCTCAGCTCTTTTATAGTCGTTTTCCAGCGCCAATCTTTCTTCGGTCAATCCCTGGGAATTAACGCCAATGAATTTGGCATCGCCCCCTATACTGACATCCAGAACCGCACCGGCTCCCGTTCTGACGGTTTCGTTCTCGTTTTCAATCGTTCTCATATGACCGATACGAACCAGGGTATCTTGCGATTGCATGTATAAGTGATAGCGATAATTGGCTTCTGATCGATAGATTCCCAGAACCTCATTAACAAGGCCTATGAATGGTGGAAGATCAGGTTTAGTCAAGGAATCCTTGGTGTTGATAAAAACGAAGGGGATTTTTTCCAGTGACTTCCCGATCAACTGGACTGGTCTTAATTGCGTGGAATCAAAAGTATCTTCAAATACTCCGGTTTGATAAACGGAATTGCCGGATTCATCGCCGGACAATATGCATATTCGATACATTTCCTTGGTAGTCCACTGAAGTTCGGAATCAAGCGTAGTTTTAGGTTCATGTAACACGACCATTTTGAGATTCGCCACCGTTCCGGATTCCAGAATTCCTTCATCCCAATTGATCACATACTCAGCGTCAAACATGGAGATGTAAGGCAAATCCGTGTTTTCATCGATGTCAAGCAATACCCCCAGACGTCCTGAGATTAGCTGTTCTTCATTTATTCTGCGCAAAAGTCCGTAAACGGTTTCACCCTTACGTGAAATTTTCTGAAGTATGGGCTCCATTTTCTTGGGCACCTGGATCACTGGATCTTCTCCGTGCATCACGCCGAGTGTATTTTCTACAGCTTGTTTAAAAAGATCAGGGAATCTCGCGCCCTCGATATACTTTTCATAAGTAGCTCGGCCTTTGTCGTTTTTACCCATACCATCCAGCACCTGGGCAACGGTAGGCTTTAAATAAGTAGTTTCCTTACCCTTCACAACCCGTTCACCCAGATAGAAATCCCGTGCCATCAAAATGTCGGGTAAAGAATTGTCGTAATCCGGATGTGTGTTTTTTACGCTCATAATTTTAGGTCCCGTGTGTGGTTGCTTGTTTTGCCAATAAATTGATTGGAAATTCATAATCGACCATGTAACCAATGGCTGTGGTTATATGCTGAAAGTCTGATGCATCTTCCAAGAATGTTGATCCCTTCTTGAACTGAACTGTAGCCAGTCCCTTATGCGCATAAGGCGCCTTTGCCGGATTAACAAATAGACTTCTTTTCCCGGATGCATTTAGAATCTTCGCCCTTACAGAGTTTTGACGATCTTTTATTGGCGGAGCTTGGGCTTTTACTCTTCGTTGAAAATTCCAACCATTATTTCTAAGGACGGTTTCGATTTCTGTGTAATCACTCGCATGACCATGTTTTTCACCGGCACGTCCTGCAGGATCGCCGTAGACAATCACGGCTTTATTTTGATGATTTTTGTATCGCTCCACAAACTCAAGAGCAGCTTGTCTGGCAATGGCGGAAGTGAGAATTATCTCATCCAGAATATATAGACTGTTATCTCGCAAAACAGCTATACCGCTGCTTAGCGGCGTGTAGTTAAAATCATGGTGCCACATCAAACGCTCATGAGGTTTTATTACCTCTTGAGTCTGGTTTGCAATGGAATAATCTTCATAGATTTTTCCTTCTGCCGTTTCAAAGCTGGCCTCATATTCTTGCCTGAATTGTCTTGGGCTTAATACTCGCTTTGCTGCTTCTATAACATCGGGTGGCAAGATTTCAGCAGATTTCCAATGAAACAATGCCCACAATGGATCATTTGCAGTTTCGGCATAATCACATCTATCGTAATAATGATTCATGCCTTCGGGAACACCAAATATCCAGCACCATGCACGATAATCTGGACGTCTCGGATCAACGGTATCTAAAGCTGGCATTATGTTTTCTTCCCAAGCCCCTTCTTTGATATTTCCAAACTCATCAATACCGCCACCAGTCCAGGCGCTCCCCTCTATCCTCGCGGGCTCATCCAATCCAACAACAGAAATGGTCGAGTCATTTGGGAAAAATATCTTTAAGTCTGTTTCACTTGGTTTTCTGGGAAAATGTTGCGAAAACGAAAGTATTTTTAGATCATTCCAAAATATTCTTTTGGCCTGATCTCGTGTCGGCGCACCTGCAAAGTAAGATTCCCCAGGCATGCGCATTGCTTCTTTAACAACAAATCTTTTAAACCTTTCTGTTTTTCCTGAGCGCCTTCCGGCTGGAACTACGGGGAAACGAACACCATTATTTACTGCATTTACGAGTTGCAATTGAACCGGATGGTCTTTTAACGGATACCAACGCTTTTCTTCTTTTGCAAGTAACAGCTCGTTCACGATGGCAACCTTTCGGCCAAATAAACCAGTGCTTCTGCTAATTTTTCTGTTCCTTCCGTTTCTTTATTTCTATCCTTATCCATAAACCCAAGGATTTTGGCCAAATTTTCTAGAGCCCTGTTTTTATCAGGCATTCTATATTTAGTAACTTTCCCGATCCCAACCTCGCCATTTCCAATCGATACAACTTCAATTCCCGAAATACCAGCTGCAGCAGCGTCGCTTAATTGTTTTATCGGTACCGGAGAACCATCAGCATTAAACAAGTTTCGTATGTCCATAAAAGCCAGCCTCGACATCTCAAGCACTATTCTTTCTTGAGTAACTTCAGTTTTTTTAGATAGTTCGTCTCGACGTACTCTTATTGCCTCTTGAACTGTAGTTTTCTGTAGTAGTTGATAACCTATTTCTTGTGCTCTTTTAGAAGAATATCCAGCGCGAATTGCAGCTTGCTTTGCATTAAGATCGATCAAATACTCTTCCACAAACCGCGCTTGCTTTGGAGTAAGCTTATTTTTCTTAGATGTACTCATGTCTCAATTATATTTTTTTATTTATAGATAATC